TTAACTCCTGGTTGGTTTCTCTCGAATCTTCTTTAACTAATTGTTCAACATCATTTACTATTTTTTCAACACGTCTCACATCCTGTCGTAGATCATTTTTCAGTTCATTTGCTACATCGGACACTAGTCTTATTTCTGACATGATCATCTCCATCTCTTGCATAATCATCTCTACCTCTGTTTGTATAAGATCAGTTTTGCTTTTCATCTCTTCTTTTGTAAGAGCTATCTCTTTATCAAAGCCAGATAAGTCTGGTGCAACGTATTCTTGTATCTGCTCTTTCATGGTAAGATAATCTTTGTAAAATTCAAAACCACCCCACAGTCCACCACCAAGTGTAGTTAAAGCTGTGAGGATTACAAAGATCTTCCCGCCTTTAAACTTTAATCCCGCAAATTCTACTTCTGCCATTGTAAATCTATCATATCATTCATCATACCATCACTTCCACCAAATAAATACCACTGTGCTATATTGTTGTTTTGAATTTGTGCATCTGGTATCATATAGTCAGTAAAGAAATCTAATCGATCCTCCAACTGTTTTTGTGATTCAAAAAAAGATTTTGTATCTCCTAATACTTGCATCACGATTAATGTTTTTAACTGATTTGTTGAGTCATATCTACCTTTATCACCCATCTTCTTTACAATTTTCTTTGCAGCTTTTTCTTTTTTAGATTCTGGTTTTTTTACAGCTTTCTCTTTGGCTTCACCCTTATCTTCTGGTTCTTCCATATCCTCTGGTTGCTCCTCATCTGCCTCAGTCTCTTGAACGCTTTCTTCCGATTCAGACTCCTCTTGCGCATCAGTTTCAGCTTCCGCAGTATCTTCTTCAGTAGACTCATCCACGGGTTCTGGCTCAGCTTCAGCTTCGGGTTGAGACTCTGGTTCTGGTTCTGGCTCATTTACTGGCTCCTCCATTTCTGGTTCTGGTTCAATTGTATCTGGTTCTGGGGCAACTTCAATCTCTTCTGTCATTTCTGGCTCTGGTGCTGGAATTTCTAATTCTAAATCCATCTCCATTTCCATCTCAACTTCGACAGCAACCACCTCAACCTCAGGCATTTCTATATCCATTTCAGGAAGCTCCATTTCAAAATTCATCTCAAAATTAGGCATTTCCATTTCCATCTCTACAGTTTCGTAAGATATTTCCATGTCTGGTTCATCAAACTCAGGCTCAAAAAACATATCATCACCAGGTGAGTCAGGTACAACAATGTCATTATGATCAAATATATTCTCCACAATATCTATGACTTCTGTTTCAGTGCTACCTCCATAAGCGACCCACATTTCTACAGATGTAATTGACTGTGTAACTATTGTGGATACTACATTGTATAATACGTTTATACGCACATCATCAAAAAGCGGTCCAATTGCAAGGTTGATATCACGTCCACCTACCTCAATTGTTAATCTTGTTATAGTTCCTGCAAAATCAAACCCTCCTGTATATTCTTGATATCCACTTGTAACACCAGATTCTGATAGAATATCTGTTCCTGAAAAAACACTTGTATTGCCGTTTTTTCCTGTAATGTGCATGTAGATACGATCTTGTGCATCTCTTTTATCAACTTTTATAGAGTAGTTTGTTCTACCTCCATTTTTTACATCAAGTGAAGATATATCTACAGTTTGAATAAATGTTGTGCCCATACCTGAAACACCTTGTGTTGATGTAGAATTACCTGATCCAGTAATTTGTGCACATTTATCTGAGCCTAATTCATAACAAGAATTACCTGAAGGCATACTAGCAGGACCTTGACCACCCCAATCAATATCCATATCTCCCTCTTTACTAGAAGATACAAAATTATTGTTACCATCAAGAATATCTCCTGAGTCTTCATTTGTAGTTGTTACTGTGGTTGTTGTAGTAGTAGTTTCTGTGGTTACAGTATGACCATCAGCTTCATATTCTATTGATTCTGTTTCTGTTATTACAATTGTTTCTTCTACTCCAGGTGTGCAAACTCCTGTAGCAGTAACTGGACACTCAGCTCTAAGGGAAGAAGGCCACGATGCCAGAGTGCATAACCATAGCAGCAATAATAAATTTCGCCAGTTTTGACCCATCGCTTTCAACTCCTTGCTTAACTTTAATTTGATTAATCTCATCATTCCATTTTGCATAAATTACACTGCCCTCTGGAATCATATCCATATTATCTTTCCAACCAGTTTCTGCATCTTGACCAATAGAACCCATGTATGGACATGGGGTGCCTGCCATAGTCATGCTGTCCCAAACACGTGGATCTTGACATAATATTGACACAGATGCTACTTTCATCCCTGAAGCATACAAAGATCTTGCTAATTTTATTCTTTCACAGTTTTCATCAGTCACCGTAATTCCCGACGAAATTCCTAGGATCTGAGTCTGTACTGCCCCCGCTACCGCTGTCTTACAAACATCAGAATTGTTTACAACAACACTTGGTGAATTTGCAGTAGGTGGTGTATTGTTAGTTACAACAGTGCTGCTTACAGTATTTGTTTCTGCAAAAGCCTTAATTGATACAGATAAGATTAATATTATTAATAATATTCTAATCACTTTTTCGCTATACCATATCCTCTTTTTGCAGCTCTACCTGCAACTTTTCCAAGACCTCTTGCTCCACCCATAGGATTTAACAAGGATCTTCTTTTAAGAAAACCTTTCATTTTTTGAATTTTTTCTTTGCGTCTCTCTTCAGGTGCATCTTTTACACCTTTTAGTTTTCCGCCTTCAAGAGTCATAGATCCACCCATGGCTTTTTTCTTTGGCTTTTTTACTACTCCACGGCCCATTAATATATCTTTCATTGTAACTTTTCCATCACCACTTAAATCAGGAAAACCACCTTTTTTAAGTCCTTTAGCCTTTAATCTTTTTGTAGCTTCCATAAGCCCTCCTTGTTTCTTTTTGTCTGGATCAAATAAATCCATTTGAATTAATTTTGGCTTTCCAAAATATTTTTTTTTCAAATCATTATAATCTTTTTTATTTATAGATCCATTTTCTAATGCTTGATCTAATTTTTTAATTAAAATTCTATTAAAAATCGGTCCTACTTTTTCAGCCATTTAACATTTCCATCTTTTCCTTGCTTGCCTTAACCTCGAATTAGGATCTGCAGCAGCTTTAGGAAATTTTTTCATTTGTCCTGCGCTTCTTGCACAGAAAGATTTGCGTCGCTTTGCAGCTTTTGAACCTGGTTTAACTTTACCAGTGACTGCTGTTTTTAACTTTGAACCAGGATTATCACGACGATATTTTGCTACCCCAGCTTTTGTCATTCCCGCTCCAGATTTTGTGGAGCGGAAGTATTTTTTTGTTTTGGGCGGTTGCTTGTCCCTTTTCTTAGCCATGACTAAGCATAAAGTACTTCAACATGTGTAGCTTGGTTAAAGAAAACATATAAGTCCGTTTGAAATCTAATACCGAAATCAGGAAAACTTATTGTCATTACTTCATCCTCACCAGCACCAATTGCAGGAGTAGGAACTGTATATCTGACAGTGCCACTAGGGCCGTCGTCTCTAAGGTCCACTCTTCCTAAAGTGCTTCCACATCTAATACTAAGTTGCAGCACTCTAGCTGGAGCACTAAGTGTATTAGTGCCCGCAGCAACTTTTGTAGTTACTTGTCCGCTAGCTGTTAACTCTTTGTTTTTAATAGCGTACATTTAAACTCCTTATGCTAAGTTGTTATTCTGTATGTAAAGAATAGTTACTGTAGCAACACCTGTTGTGCCATCACCATTACCTGCTGTGTAAGTAGCAGTTAAGGTTACATCACTTGTGCCAACATCATTAGCAGCAGCAGTTGTTCCACCAGTGTGAGTTACACCTAGTGCTTTAACATTTGTGTCAGACATAAATGCATTTGGATCTGCTGTTGTTCCGATTTGTACGACACCAGTGCCACCATCGTTTGATACAGTTGTTACGTTAAGTATAGCATCTACGATTTGTGAATTTGCTGGTACGATACCAATTGTTGTTGTGTTTGTAGCACCAATAATATCAATTACTGCTGATTGTGCCATAAGGGTGAAACCTGCGTTTGCACTTGCACCCTCTCTTACTGTTCCAGCTTTAATTGGGCCAGAAAATGTAGTTGTTCCCATGTCAACCTCCTTTTAGTTGTCGTTTTAAGTCTTGGGTAAGAATACTATAAAATAAAAAAGGCGCTCTTACAAGCGCCCTTTTTCCTTGGAAAGATCAAGAAGTTTTTATGAACCTTGTGATCCGTATACACATCTAGGATCTGAAAATCCAAAGCTGTATCTTTCACGTGCTTTGTATCTCATGTTTCCTGTATCAAAGTCACCTTCCATACCAGTGGTTAGAGGCGCTCTAACAAAGTGTTTGAATCCATTAGGAGCATCAGTTTTAATGAAGTATGCATCAGTATCATTTAAGTAATGATTAATTACATAACCCTCTGGTAACATACCCATGTTTCTGAGTGCATTGATATCATTATCAGCTGTACCAACTCTGAGGGTAGAATTTAATATTCTATCAGCTACAAATTGAATGTTTACTGGGATAATTAATTTTCTTCCCTGCATTGCAATTTTTAGTCCTCTTTCATCAATAAATGCTGCAATGTCAATCATCGCTTGCTCTAATGAAGTTTCGTTTAAGTCTGCATCCGTTGCACTTCGGTTAGAAAAAGTTCCACCTAATGCTGTTGGGTGTGCAGTGTTTACTAAAGAAACACCATCACCACCAGCTGTAGTGAATGCATTATTTAAAATATTAGCAGCTTTGACTTGCTTTGTGTAAGCCATAGATCTTGCTAATGATTTTGTGTAACGAGCAGATAAAGTGTCATACAAATTGTCTTCGACAGCCTCCTCAGTTAAACTGAATGCAAGTGCAACAGTTTCGTGAGTGTATCTACTTGTAAAACTTTCTTTTGCAGTGTCAAATTGAACAGCAGCACCTTCTTGTTTTACAGCAGCTTCGCCGAAGCCCATAAGCATTACTTCTTCTTCAAATGCTCTATCGCTTGTTTCTTGGTCAAAGATCTCAGCATGCTCATTCTCATAACGAGAATATTCCATGCCAAACAAGGCGTTTAAGCCAGGTTCCAGTTCTTTGGCCAGTTGTGCTCTATTAATAGCCATAGTCTAGTCCTCCTTATACGCCTAACGTTCCAGTGTGAGATCCTAACTGATGATTATTAATCTTTACAACTAAAGTACTGTTATTAGCAGTAGCATCGTTGCTCGGAGTGTCATAAAAATCAATTAGTCTGACCTGTAACGCAGCGGTTGTGTTTTTTGAGCTTGAATCTATTTCAACGCCAGACATACCAGTAGTGGTACTTCCTGCGCCAAATACTAGATTAGCGTTTAAGTTTAAGTCTGCAGCGACGATATTTCCACCATCTGAATCTTGCTGTGCAATAAACAGTTGATCTGGATCGTCAGCTACAAATGCTATCCCATCTCCTGGTGAGAGGGAAGCTGGAAAATGATCTCGAAAAGTTGGTTTCTTCGTAGTTGGATCAGTATAGAAACATCCCATAAATATACCACATATTGGATCACCTGCAGTAGCTACTTCAACTGTACCGTCGTTTTTATATTTGACGGGGTCGCCAGTGAAGATCGCTGTACCTTGGTTATCCGCAACAGAGTATTTAGTAGTTCCTGTAGTTCCTCCTGGAACAGAACCTAACTTCGCAATCGGTCGTAGACCAAAAGCTTGATCAATATTAGCCATATAAGTCTCCTTAAATTGCTGGAGGAACTAAAATCTTAACCATTAAGACTTTTTATTGCCTCCAAAAGTTACTCTGCTTTGCCTATCTTGATGGATTGGCATTGCTGGATGCTCGTCTTTATGAAGATCGTTTTCAATTGATTGCGTTTGGTCATGACTTTTGCCTTGGAAATAGGCATCCCTATCTTCCTTAACTTCAATCGGACATCGCATCAAAATTAATCCTCCAACTCCTATAACACCTTTATACTTACCTTCAGATATGTGAGGTAAATCAAGTCTGTCTGGATACTCACTAGCCATAACTGGTTCATATCCGCTTCGCAATCTGCCCATGACATTTTTTTCATCGGCTTGACCACGATACTCAGCCCTTACCCACCTATGGTGAAAACCTTCTGGTGGTTCTGGTGCGTCTAAATTAGATGGAGGTACCCATCCTCGTTGTCGAGCTTGTTTTTCTCGTGTTTCGAGTTTGCGTGAGGTAGTCTTAATATCTTTTGTACTCATTTACGCCTCCTTCACGTGTTTTGCGTACTCTTCAAGTGGCACACCAAGTTTTTTCGCAATAGCAATCTGTGAAGGTGTGAGTCTCACAGTGCGGCGTCCAGATTTTGTAGATCTATTAGCAGAAGCAACCGTCTGAACTACTCGATTACTCTTGTCTTTATCCTCATCTTTAAACTTATGAGGAAACTCTTTTTTTATACGTTTGTCAAGTTCATTATAATACTCATCTGACTTTCCGTCAAATCCTTCTTTGTTAATCATCTCTTCATGAATTGCCATTGCAGTATATGTCATTCCTTTATCTTGACCAAACCAAGAATTTTTCTCAGCCCAAGCCTCAGCTTTTGGATCTGGTTCTCTTGGTTGTTGCTGTTGCTGTTGTTGTTGTTTTTGCTCAACTGGTTGATCTTTTTTTTGATTTTCTTTTTGAGCTAAAGTCATTTTAGCTCTTTCTTCTTCAATTGTTAATTGAGCAATTTTTCTTTGTGCCTCAACTTGTGCTTTAGCATTATTGTCTTCTATTGCTTGCGATAATGCAGTTTGAGCTTTGTCTAACTCTGAAGAGACTCTAGCGGTGTATTCTTTAAGATACCCATCATCAACTTGATTAACTTTTTTTAACGCTTGATCTCTTTCAGATTTAATTTTTTGTGCAAAACTTAATGCTTCTTTTTCCCTTCTTTCAGATTCTCTAAGTTTATATGTTAATTTATCAATTCTTTTCTTAACATTTTGTGAATACTCCTCCTCTTCTGAGGGCTCAGTTTTTTCTTCTTTTTTTACTTCTTCTTGTTCATTATTTTCATCTGTGCCTTCTTCTATTTTTTCATCATCATCTTTGATTTCAATGTCCATAGAATCTCCAGATGTATCAA